TAAATGTATAGTAAGGTTCTTCAGGTACGTTCTTATTAATAATCAAATCTTGATGTAACGCATCTTCAGGAATCTCTTGAAGATATTCAGCAAAGTCCTTTCTTGGTCGATTATAATAATTCATAACTGGTGCAGATTCTGATTTCCAACCAATCGCAAATGATCTGTCTCTACCTTGAGGAACACCATGAAATCTTGTTGATGTTTTAAATAATGTTAATGAGTATCCGCGTTCTTTACAAATTTCATATAACTTGTTTGCGACAGGACGACCTTTATTTGTATATAGTGCAGGAGCATTTTCAACAATGACTACCTTTGCTCCAAGAACATCAATACCATTCTCAAAGACCATATACATAAAGTCGTTCTTTGCACAACCTGGTCCTTTTGATTCTGTTGTCGTTCCTGTATTTAATTGCGATAAAGCAGCACAAGGTGGAGTACCTGTAACTACATCAACCTTTTTAATTTTAGGATTCTCTGAATCTAACAAGACATAAGGAATATCACGTCCCAATGTATTTTGCTGATAATTTACATAATGCCCATCGTTAGCTTCAAAACCACCAAAAGAATATATTGCTTCGGGTGGTTTACCAAATGCTTTTTCTGCGCCTAATGCTTGTCCACCAATTAATGGAATTAGTGGTGCCCACGTTATTTCTTTTTTACTCATCCGAAAAAGTCCTCAAGTGTTGCAGCCGTTTTCTTTTCGTATTGTGATATATCAGTAGCGATATAATCTTTATCAATGGCTGTCATAATTTTGTTATTCAAAAAAGTACCATCATAATATTCAGGCTTACATATTAATTTACGCAAACCTCTTATTACTGATTCGTACTCATTTTCGTTATTTAATAACCTAGTCATTCTTTCTTTAAATTCAGTAGGAGTTTTAGGTCTTAAAAAATCTGGTATAGGTAGATGTTTTTGTTCATCATAAGTAGGATGTAAGAATGGTATTACACCAGCATGTACCATTTCAATATACTTTGAAGTTACCCAACCCTTTGCGATTGGAATAATAAAAGTAAACTTAACATTGTTCATTTTTGCCATTACATCATCAAGATGAATTGAACCTTTAAATCTTGCATCGGTTGTTGTATCAGGATGATCCCACTTACCATAAATTTCAACATCTTCATGATCGTCCAATACCCATTCTTTTAATAAGTTATATCTTGAAGGCTTTGCTTCATTTAATATAACCATGAATGGTACTTTACGATTCAAATTAAACTGTTCTGAATGTTCGTAATTAACACAGAAGCAAGTTTCCATACCTGCATATGTTGAAGGTACTTTTCTTTCGTATCTGTTTTGATCTTCATAATTGCGAATACTGCTTACTTCGTATTCATAATCGTATTGACCCAAAGACACTGTTGGTAAATGGAATATGTCTCTTGATTGATTCATTACATATCGTGGATCATTTACAATTTCAACATAAGGTGGTTGAACTTCATTTAACCAAATAGCAATAGGTGATGTATAGTTCTTAGTCATATCAATTACAGATGCAGGTTTACCATCAGTGATACCTTCTTTCAAATGTTTCACTTGAGTAATTTTACCTGGGATAGTAACTGTTCCAACTTGACCTACCATCATAACTGTATTGTCTAATTGAAATCCTTTCTGATTAAAGTAATCTATAATATGTCGATAGAATCTATCATCGTCTTCATTCTTTACGCCTTTCCAAATATCAACTACATTATCATACGGAAACAACTCTAATACTTCAGACTCATTTAGAGTACTGAAATCCGAACGACCAATAATATAAAAGGTCTTATCTGGGTTATTGTTTGCTAATGATATTAGAACTGTAGATGGCTCGTTGTCTCCACCAATAGGAGAGAATCGAGTGCGTTTGAATTTGACCGACTTACCGATCTTTGCGAATCCAATGTTTTTCATAATATAATATATCCGACTATAATTTTATTTATTAGATTCCACCACACGTTGTCTAAGCTCGGTTGAGCTAAACGAGTGCCTTCTTCTATTATAATGAACAGGACATAAACCTTTACCCGTATGTTCTTGATCTTTATATTCTTCACCGACAATTCTTATGTCAGGATTAATTGTTAAAATCATATCAACGATTTCTTGTTCCGTTGTAAAAGGTATAACCTCGTCAACGTACTTACAAGATGATACCTGTATGTATCTTTCAAAAGGTGTCTGAACAGGCTTGTTCTTTGCTTCAGGGCGGTCTACTGTTGGGTCAATCAATAATCCAACAATTAAATAATCACACATGGTCTTTGCTTCTTGTAACATTACAATATGACCTGCGTGGAATAAATCAAAAGTAGAACATGTAAATCCTACTTTGAAATCTTGAGGTAGTTTCTTTCTATCTAAAAACATATTTTCTCCATTACATAATCTCTGCCATTACATCGTTAACACATTGTATAATAAAATCTTTATCAGGGTGGTACTTATATACACGAATGATTTCTGATGCTACAGTAGTCCAAACTGATTTCTCATCAAGATTATTATATAAACATAATACCTTTAGAGATTCGTTTTGTAAATCTACAGGATAACGATTAATAATTAAACTTGCCACAAATTTAGATATATCTAATTGTGTATTTCCAAATGCTGACGGGATAGGATCAATTAAGACTAAATTACAGTCATTAAACAGCATGTTCTTAACACCAAAATCTCCATGCGAAAAAGATGGAAACTGATGTGGCAAAGCAACAAGACGATCTACGATATCTTCAAAGGCAGCAATACCTGTTGGCTTAACATGGTTTACAATTCTTCCAATATAATCTTCCCATACTAAATCCACGGGAGGATTAGCAATATGCTTCATAGATTCTAATGCATCTTGAATTAATCCAAAAGCCATGTAACGATTTTCAATCAAATAGTCTTCTTGATGTTCAATGTACTCCATCGTAATTGTATTTCCAACAACACGATCTATCCTTGGAGTATTAAGTAAACCTTTTGTGTATTCAAACCAAGCAGCTGCTTCATGCGCATTATCTGCAGTCTTATGAACAAGTCTACCATCGGTGTAAATATCAGAACCACTTAGTCCGCCTTCTAACTCTCTTATATCGGCCTCTAAAAATAACTCAGGTGTAATACCTTTGTCATCAATGTAATAGGCTCCAAGAGGTTTATCAAAACTCAGAAGTCCATATTTGACCTGATGCTTATCTAACCAATGTTCGATCTGAGCTCGGTATTTTTTATCAGCTTCTTCTCGAGTCTTACAAGAAATTGAACCACGAGCAGTGTAAATATCAACAAGCCAACCAGAATCAAACAGCTTATTACATTTTTCAATTAAAGGAAGATTAGGTTTTGCTCTTTCCCAATCTCTGTTTGATGTAAATGCTAAAGTGTCATCAAAGTCTAAAATGATTCTTTTATTGTACATTGTTTCTTAAAATTTGTTTTTGAAGATAACTGAACGAGTTAAACCACCGAACAGATAAGTAAAGTATAAGAAGAATGGTACTGCAAGAGCAATTCTAATTGAATCCTTTGTGGCTCCTACCACTTCTCCGAGAGTAATAAGAACAAAAATTACAGCAGTAATTGCTAACACTGTTCCTGCACCAAACATAAAGTCTTTTAACATTTCTTTCATAATATAGTTTCCTTTAATAAATTAGATACCATTATACCATAGTTACGATCATTTGTCAATAGAAAAAATTGACTCAACATCGTAGTGAGGTACTTCTATTTCCTCAACCCAGTTAACTTGTTTATTATAAGGTCTCCATTTATCTCTAACAAAGTAATCCTCATAACATATAATTTCACCTGGGTATATACTATATAGCCATTTCATCCGTTCGTAATTATCACGAATTTGATTAATACAGTTTGGAACAGTGACTACTCCCATTCCACCTGTTAACATTGGATCATTAGGATCAACTTCAACAATATGTTTTTCGTCTTTACCTAAAAATCCTAAATGAGTTTCTCTTACAAACTCATCAGTCATTTTTTTAGCCTGAACTTTGAATCCTGTTTTAGAAAAGTCTCCCCATCTTCTTACAGCAACCCAACTCTTACATGTGGCTTCAAAATCTCTACGGTACAAATAATAAATCT